AAGGAATAGCGACGCGTTGTTTATCGTAAAAACTATTTGAATGTATGAAATTAGACAATGCTATCACACAGACAACTTCTGGCCTCTTCACTCCTATTGCCATCGGGTTCATACAGAATAGCATTCAGATAATGATACCCTGGCTTATTGTAATGTTTGTCGTTATCCTCACAGACCTCATATCAGGTATAAGGAAGTCCACGAAACTCGGCGTAGAAGTTTCGCCATCTACAGCCTTTAGGGAAACTATGGGTAAGATGGTGACTTACTTCAGTTGGGTTATCATGGTATGCCTTGTAGATGTTGCGATGGGTGGCAATGCCACTGCCGCGAAATGGGGCTGTCTGCTTGTCATAGCGATTGAGGGTGGCAGCATCGTAAGTAACATTCTCAAGCCACACGGTGTGGAGGTTTCTCTGAATGGGATTTTGCGCGTAATCTTAATGCGTTCCCCCCTGAATGCGTCGCAAGAAGAAGCTGAACAAGTCATACGGGAAAAGAAGATTGAGCAAATTCGCAAGAAAGAACATGATAAGTGGAACCACAAAAAGAAGAAAGAGCATGATACTGAAAAAAGGAAGTAGAGGCGATGAGGTCAGGGCTTTGCAACAAGCCCTGCACCTCTATGAAGACGGTATCTTTGGTGTTCTCACAGAGGAAGCCGTCAAAGAGTACCAAAAAACTCATGGGCTTGTAGCCGACGGAATAGTTGGCGATAAGACATGGGCAAAACTTTTCCCGTCTGGAAACCCTGCTGACACGCTGAAAAAGAGCAAGCGCGTTATCAATGAGATTATCGTCCATTGCTCTGCGACGAAAGAGGGTCAGGATATGACGGTTGATCAGATTACGGCAAGCCACAAAAAACGTGGATTTACCACCATCGGTTATCATTATGTCATCTATCGTGACGGTTCAGTTCATAAGGGTAGGAACGTAGATGTAAGTGGAGCTCATTGCACAGGTCACAACACGCACTCCATCGGTGTTTGTTATATCGGTGGTCTGGAAAATATGCCTGATGTAGCTTACGAGAAACTTCCGACAAAGGACACTCGTACAGCCAAGCAAAAGGCAGCTTTGCTGAAACTCTTGAAGGAACTGAAGACGCTCTATCCAAAGGCAAAGATTATCGGGCATCGTGACACGTCACCAGACAAGAATGGAAACGGGATCATAGAGCCTTTTGAGTGGATAAAGGGTTGTCCTTGTTTCGACGCAAAGGAAGAATACAAAAACATCTGAGTTATGGAAAAGAAAATCTTATCTTGCATCGTTCTTTCGCTGCTTATTTTGCTTGGCGTTTCTTTGTTCTGGAACTACAAGCAGTACAGGGATATGAAGGAGCAGCCAAAAGTTGTGCGAGACAGCGTAACCGTGATCCAGTACGTTGAGAAGAAAGATTCTATGCCTAATGCGAAGACGGAAACTGTTGTCGGTAGTATTAAAGTGCCGATACAAAAGAAAAAGAAAGACAATGATTCTGAACTTCCACAAGTTGTTCCAGATTCATTCCCAAATCTTTCCCAAGCCGTTCCTACCGCAGAAATGGAAGATAGTCTTGAATTGGAGATTACGCAGAAAGTCTATTCAGATAGTACATATACGGCTTATGTAAGCGGTTATCGTCCGAACTTGGATAGTATCTTTGTAAGGCAGAAAGTCATTACAAATACGATTCACGAAACCAGAACCATCGAAACAAAGAAGTTCCGGCGATGGAATGTCGGTGTGATTGGCGGTTATGGTTATGGCTTTCAGTCCAAGACTTTTGAGCCGTTCATTGGTGTCGGTTTGACCATTAGTTTTTTCTGAGTTTTATTTGCAAAGAAAATCCGCTGGCGGTGTAAGATGTTGACCGTCAGCGGATTCTTTTCTTCGCAGGAAATCAATGGAAATTTGAGGGGAATTTCCCTTAATTGGTTTAGTCTTCTTCTTTGAGGAATGCAAAGAACTGACCCCACAATTTTGCGAAACGCTTTCCGCACTCCATGGCCAACTCTCGCGTTTTGAAGCAGAGCCGCCCGCCGTAGAACGCGCACGAGTGCGAGGAGGCGTAATACGTGCTCGAACAAGCGCCCCCCGCGAGCGCATACGCACTGTAGCCCGAGCGACCAAGGACGCGACTTCTTTCTTCTTCGTCCATCTTGTCTATCTCTTCTTGAGTATAGAGCCAGAACCAAGGATAGTAGCGGTATTCGCCGTCTGTGAATAACGGGAACTGGTCAAGTTCATCTTTCTTCAGTTCGTTGTAGGCGGCACAGACGATACGCAGTTTCATCATGGCTTGCACGTCAAGAGGAAGTTCAGCGATGTTGTCCGGCAATGTCATTCCTGTGTAGGCAATGGAATCCTCAACCGTCTTGATCCTATCCCAGATGGGAATTGAGGTGTCGTACAGGTCGATTTCTACTTTTTTGACCATGCTGTTTTCCACTAAGCATTCGTTCGCCAATGCCACAAGTTTCTTGGCAAAGATTTTAGCCAGATAGTCCGGCACTTTGATTTTGATTTCTTTCATAATTAGTTAATTTAGTTTCTGTCTAATAGTCCTAACAAAATCCCAAATAATAAACCCAACAATAATAACTCTGGTGGTGCATACATAATTACAAATATTTCCCAAATTTCCATTTTGTCTTTTTTACGAATGTTCTTCCAGGTGTTCCTACTGGAGCGGTTTCTTCATACCAAACTATTCGCCTTATCGGAAGGCTTTTTGCACTGATGTGTAACCAACAGTGATTTTTAGAATCTTGCTTCAACGGAGCACAGCATTCAAAGTCACAGCAGCATTCATCTCTCCAAGGATTATGGATAGCAATTCCAAACCATTGAAGCAAACATTGTATTCTTCCGGAAAATGTTACATTCTTACGAAAAGCAACTCTGAGATAATAACTGTAAAATACCTTTTTCATAACTTTGTTACTTCTTCTTTTTTAATATGGTTATAATTATACATGTTATACATATCAACGCTATTGATAACGTTATACAACCAAATAGGTTGGTTAGTACTTCTTCAGTCATAAGTCACAACAAATTAAATTCATATAACTTTAATATCATTTCGTAGCAAGCATCAATAGGAGAATCGGCTGCAACATAATAACATATTCCAGATGGATAACAACCACATTTCCACATTTCATTACTCAATTCAGATAAAAATGGGTACGGCAAAACACTAAGTAATGCAGCAAGACTCCAACAAGGAACTGCCTTTTTAGGTTGGTTAATTCCATCTTGTTTTACTTCTACATAATACTCAGTTTCTTGCCAATTAAGTGCAACCCACCACATATCCGCACTTTCATGCGGAAGTATCTCTGAAAGAACTTTGGATTGTTCTAAATCTGTATAACTTTTCATTATCACAACAAATTAAGTTCGTTCAATTTTAGTATAAGCTCGTAGCAAGCATCAACTGGATTATCTGCATAGATTTCATCATATTGGTTCCAGCAACAGTAACCAAGTGCATTGATAAGTTTAGGAGTACTTATGTTAGTTCCTTTTGGTAAAACACCAAGCAGTGCAGCAAGACTCCAACAAGGAGTGCAATATTTAATAGAAACATCAGTCATCTTAGTACACATTGAATATGGTGATAAAGATGCAATAAAATGATGTTCATCGTCTATATGTGTTGGTAAATAACACATATCTGCACTTTCAATCGGGAGGAACTTTGTCAACTTTTTTGACTGTTCTATGTCTGTGTAACTTTTCATAACTTTATTTTTTTACTCTAAACATGTGTTCTGTCCCTATTAGTGAAAATTGGCTTATTTGTCTGCCATTATTACAGGGAATATAGTAATTTTCTGTACATTTATAAACCCTTCCTTTTGTAAATTCAAAGCCATTAGATTGCATATAGTAACCCCTTATACATTCATACTCTTTTCCTTTTTCAAAGTCAAGTTTATTGTTTTCCAATGCACAAGCGATTGAACGAGGTATTAAAAATGCCATAACTTATTCTTCTTTTGTTTTTAGTCTAATTTCACTCGGTCAACATAGAGTTAAACAGTATCATTCAAATCTATAGTTTCTTTAAAACATTAAACAATGAACGTAGAGCATCTTGCCTATCGCAATAGGTACAAAGACTGTTAGCGTAATAATCAAGTGCTTCCATCTGCTCTTCACTCGGCTTCCAGTGCTTTTGAGGTTGCACAACACGCCCACTGAGGGATTTGAGCCAATCAATTTGCATATTACCTGTCTTATAACTTATAACATTATGCTTAACTGCACCACTTATTGTCTGTGTAATACCAATTATATGATTTTCATCCTCTTCACTCCAAGTAGGGTTAAGAAGTTTATCTATGTGCTTATCAAGAATACTTGCTTCCTCTGGAGTAAGTTGATTGGCAGGCCCCTGTTCAATCTTATTCAACTGTTTATTCTCAGCATCCCATTTATAGCCTTTTTCGTGCATTGCCTTGAATAAAGTTTCGCGTTGTTCTTTGGTTGCTGGGTGAATATCTACATTTGGAGTCCAATTATATTTTCCAGTTTTAACCTTAAACTCACTTCCCTTTACTGTTATACTACAACAAGAACCTACCAGATAAGGACTATGGTTCCCATTATAAATAAAGGGTTGGTTAAATTGAGATACAAGAATATCACCAAGTCTTGCGTCTTGGATTGTCCAAAGGTGATAACCATTATCTACATCAATAATTCTCAAATATCCTTGTATTTTAGAATCAAGATGCCAAAGACAGTATTCATCATCTTTAATTTTAGTAACTTGATAAACACGTCCATTATTATTATTTACAATCCACTAACCTTCATGAAACTTTGGTTCAACCTTATCAGCAGTCTTCTGTTCTGCTTGCTTCTTCTCACAAGGAAAATCATTGCAACTCATCGTTGGATGGTCGCAGGTGTGACAAGGGTCTTGTTTGTGCATCTCAGCAATGGCATCACCTCTGCCTCGGTCATAGGCTTTTGCTACTGCGATATTCATTGCTGCCTGAAAGTCACTCACCTCGGAGGGAGAATGGTTTTCTTTTAGGTATTCCAATGCGGCATCACTGGGCATCTGCTTTTCAAGCCAAGCAATCATATCCTTAATAGTGTATTTCCCCTTTGGTTCATAGTCTTTTCTGCCGTCAAGCCAGTCGAGGTAGATGTGTATGGCTTTTCTTATCTTTTCGTCTTCATTCTCTTTGAGTTCAGGAAAGATAGCTTCAATATACTTTTCAGCTGTACTGGTTATTGTACCATCTGCAAGACAGTCCTTTGCTCTTTCAAGAGCCTCTTTGTATGCCTTTTCGTAGTCCATATTCTATTAGTCAATTATATAGTCTTTAACAACTTCATATTTTAGTGATGAACCACACTCATGACGAAAATATTTTTCGTTTAATTCATTACATTTTGCATTGGCTTTCTCTTCATTTGAAAAAATCCAATTAGTCCACTCTTCGTCTGTGTTAACTCCATTACAACCATCCCACCAAGAACATACCTTTTTAATGATGTAGATGTCTTTTCCCTTAATGTATTCCATAGACATTGGGTGTTAACTATTCAGCACTTTCATATAACTGCTCTATGTTGTTAATTAACGCAAGTTCTATCCACGCATCTTTTACTTCTTGTGGAATGTAATTGTTTGCGTGAATATTAGGCAGTATGGCCATTATCCAGCCATTAAAATCCATTTCGTAGTCCATAATCAATCCTCTTTATTTTTATTTTCAAACAAGATACAAGCTTTATCACTTAGTTTTACACAATAATTTCTTCGTCATTTATTGTCCTTCAGTCATAGGCTGAAGCCAGAAGGACGCGCCGCTTCCAGAGAACCTGTAGTATTTGCCTATCTCGAATGTCATCGGATAGGTCGGTATATCTGTATAGCATCCGTTCGAAGTAAACAAACGGATATAATTGTAATCATTTATATAATCGCTCATATTTTGTTCGTACAACTTGCCGTTGCAGAATGCGTAGAAGTAGTCTTTGTAGGTGAAGAATGCTTCTGTATTCAAGATGCTGTGGTTCTCGATTTTTTTGATGCCATTACTCGGAGCAAACATAAGAAAAGAGCCATAAGTTGCAGTAAATATGAGCTTCTCTTGATTACTTCGTATTTCAACAAAATCATCAATATTTATAGAGCAAAGTGGTTTTATATACCCTTTGCTTGAGGTCAGCGAATAGCCTGTAACCCGGTATTTCCCAGGACGGACAGGAAACTTGTTCTTTGGTCCCCACTCGCCAGTTATGACAAAGGATGAAGACGCTTTATCCACGGGAGTAAACAGCAGCGTAAAATCTGGTTCTATAAGGTCGCCGTGAAGGATTCCAAAGTAAAAATCTTCCCACCCGTCGCCTGCCGCACGCGTTGAAGCGCCGAGATGAAAATCAAAAGAAACATACGTTTCGTCAGATGTTGACGGATTGATGTCAGCTCCATCGCATGAAGCGAGAGCGATAAATACCATCGAAATAATGGCATAGCAATACTTTTTCATTGTTTTATAATTTGGTTAATGTTATATGTTTTTACCTTTTAGGGTTACTACTTTATTATTGATTCATTATAGCCTTTTCGACTTCAATTCTTGCCTGCCTGACACTTTTGTTATAGATTACCGTGCTCATGACGAGCCTTACGGTATGGCTAACATGATCCAGACGTTTGACAACTATTCTCACTCCGTCCTTGTAGGTAAGTGATGGAGGTCTTCTGAACCTGCCTTTGAAAGTTAATCGGATGATATTCGGCAATTCATCGTCGCTTGAAATTCCTGTTACGGGTGTTCTCTGGACTTTTTTGTCCTGCGAGAAGAATATCAGGTAGGAGGTTGTAGGTCTGTCAACTTTCATAAGTCTTCGTCATTTGATGTCGCCACTAATTGATGATACATCGCCAGACACATTGCCGCAATCAACATCGCCGCTCATGGTCTTAATGCCGCCTTCTACGTCACCCTTCACATAAACATCGCCGCTCATGGTCTTTATGTTCTTGACATTGCCATTAACAGTGATGGTATCACAGACATCTACATCAATTTTCTCGACTTCGCCATGAATTTCGATGTTGATGTGTTTTTGGTCTTCCTCCAACTCTTCATAATTCTCGACTTTCTTTCCGTTTACCAGAATGCCGCCGTTTACGATGAAGATTTTTCCATTGTGCCGATAGGTCTTACCGTTAATCGCTATTACACTCATTTTTCTTAAAAATCAAGGGCAAAGGAATCCGTCTCTTGTTGTGGTATTCAGAGACCTCATCCAATGCCCTCGTAAATCGTTATTTTCTACATGGGAATACCACTAACCATGTATTTTCGGGTGCAAATGTATGAGGAAAATCTGTATATCTAAAATATATTGGGATATTTCTTTAGTCTCTTTAGATTATTTAAATCTTATAATGTAGCAAAATTAAGCTCTATTCTTTAGAATAGAATGTTTTTGTTGAGGTTAATTTATCTAAATTATAATTTGAATTTCAGATTTTCTTTGTATCTTTGCAGCGCAATTAGGGAAGAATTGCATACATATTTGGCTTTTCGGAAGGTTTTACACCTCCTTTCTGCATAAAGCAAATGACCCTGCGAAGAACTTCCCTCTTTGCAGGGCATTTTTAAATGCCGACATACGAGGTTCAATCAGTGCCGTCCTCTTTGCGTACTTACCAGGCAATATATAAAACGGCTCAGTCAGGTAGAATATACTCCATGACGTTAAAACCTGCTCTGTCCCAACCACGACAACAGGTGCCCATAAAACAAAGAAAGCGTCTTGTGAGCGAATGGCAATGGGTAATTGTTGTCTATTCTGGCTTTACACAACATGGACTACATCAAAAAAACGATGTTGGTAAAAATATAAGGTTCATGTGTGTGTGCGCACCCATACGAATTATATCTATGGGTAAAGGTGGTTTAGTATAGTCATTTCAAAAAGTCCAAACTAAAATAATAGGAGTGTGAAAAGTTATTTGAAATTACTGAATAAGATTCTGAACGATGGAGTACAGAAAGGCGACCGTACAGGCACAGGTACTTTGAGCGTTTTCGGCCACCAGATGCGTTTTGACTTGTCAGAGGGATTCCCGCTGCTGACTACGAAGAAACTGCATACAAAGTCCATCATCTACGAACTGTTGTGGTTTCTCAAAGGTGATACCAACATCAGGTATCTTCAGGAGCATGGTGTTAGGATCTGGAACGAATGGGCTGACGAAAACGGCGAATTGGGGCCAGTTTACGGGCATCAATGGCGTTCGTGGCCTGACTATGACGGTGGTGTAATAGACCAAATCGAGTATGTCCTGAACCAGATCATGACAAATCCAGATTCTCGTCGAATGATTGTGTCGGCATGGAACGTAGCCGAAGTGAACAAGATGTCGTTACCGCCCTGTCACACCCTGTTTCAGTTCTATGTCGCAGATGGGAAGCTGTCATTGCAGTTATACCAACGTAGTGCTGACACATTCCTCGGTATGCCGTTCAACATCGCCTCTTATGCGCTGCTGCTGCAAATGATTGCGCAGGTCACTGGGTTGGAACCGCACGAATTTGTTTACACGACGGGTGACACACACCTTTACCTGAACCACCTGGAGCAAGCCAGGCTTCAACTGACACGTTCACCACGTCCTTTGCCACGCATGGTTCTGAACCCCGATATAAAGAACCTCTATGACTTCAAGTTTGAGGATTTTGTGCTGGAGGGTTATGATCCATGGCCGCACATCAAAGCCGATGTAAGCGTATGAAATGCCACTACGAGCGCATAAAAGGGGTAGGAAGTAAAACCTACCCCTTTCGCGTACCTATAATATAGAGTCAAGCCTGTCAAACTCTTCATCCACTGACTCCTGTAGTACCTTTGCATAAATCTGTGTTGTCCTAATACTGTTATGCCCCATGACCTTTTGCAGAACCTCAATAGGCATCTTATTCTTCAAAGCGACCGATGTAGCAAAGGTGTGCCGTCCTACGTGCGATGTCAGGTGTGTCGTTATACCAGCCCTTAACTGAATCGTCTGAAGGTTGCGGTTGTAGAAGTGTAAATCTTGTACTGGCAGGGTGTAGTTACATTCTTCCAGAACATTGACAGCCGCCTTAATGAGAGTGATATTATACATTTCGTTCGTTTTTACTCGATGGCTACGTAGCCGCATTTTTCCATCAACTTCCTTAACGAGATTCATGTCAAACAGGCACATGTCGGAATATGACAGACTGGTATAGCACTGGAAGAGGAAGCAGATACGGGCTTCTTTGAGTGCCTTGTCTGTCAGTTTCAGAGCCTTGATCTTGTCAAGTTCCTCTACTGTTATGAATCTGTGACCGGGCGATTCATTGCGCTTGAACTTCATGTTGTCGTATGGATTTTCTCTGATATACCCGAAGCGTTTTGCCTCACGGCAATAGATTTTGAGTATTTTGTGGTAGTTCCAGACAGACTTTGCCTTTTGTGCATTTTTGTGAGACAATTCATCCCAAAGTTTGATATTAGCCTCAGTAATGTCGGCGAATTGCCTTATCTTACCCCATTTCTTCAACGTATTGTATATAGATATGTGTGCCTTCCGCGTTGATTCTGAGATAGGACGCTCATAGATTCTCTGATACATGAATCTCAGGAAAGAGTCAGTTGAGCCAAACACCTGATGCTCCATGAACTTCTTCAGATTGTCAAGACTGAAAACTTCCTTTGCCTTCATCTTGTCATTGATATAGTTTTCAATGGAGTTGCGCATGTCGTTGATGCGTTCCTGGTACTCTGCCATTTGTGGACAGTTGATAACTTTCCCGTCCTTGAACTGATTGGAACAAACTTTTATGCCGGTGTTGTAAAAGTTACGAACCCGGTCGTAGGATACTTCGATGTAGATGGCTGCTGCCACTTTTCTCGTTGCTGTCTTGTGCCTGTCGAAGACAACTCTTGTTTTTGCGATTTTCATATACAATCAATTTAGTTTTAAAAAGTGGTACACACGCTTGGTACGATGTTGGTACACAAACTTTGCGCAGTATTGCGCAGACTTGCGTATTTTTGCGTATTTGCGTGGTACACATGATATGCGAACCAAATTGTAGTATATCAAAACTATAACTTACTGAATAATAATCTTAAACGTTTATAGGCATCTTCACAGATGCCTATATACCATTATTCTTGGTGATCCGTTTGGGATTAAAAAGACATCTGATTATCAATAAATTATAGAGTGATGGTACGAATTTGGTTCGCAGAAATGGTTCTATTATTAAAATGAACGGATTGCGCCGATTACTTTGAACACGGTGCTCACGTCGGAAAGTTTTATGTCCTGGTAGTCGCCGTATCGCGGATCTTTGTTCTCTGGTATGAGCCTTATCATACCCTTTTCTGGTGAACGTGTCACCCACTTTACGGTGCGCATAATCTCGGTTTCGCCTATTACGAGGGCATAGATTTCGCCGTAGATAATATCCTCTTTTTTTATTTCCCTGATGCAGATTTTGTCGCCGCTGTTAATCCTCGGTGACATGGAATCGCCTGTGATATTGCACCACATATTGCCTTTTTTGTTGTAAGGCTGGAAGTTGATGAAGTATGCTGGGACTGTGGTCTGGTCATTGACCATTTCATTGAAGCCACCAAGGAAGTCAACATCGTAATAGGGGATGCCGTTTGTCGGCCCTTCTTCAATGATAACAGAATGATCAAACATGTCTCCTTCGCCAGTCCTTAACCAATCAAGGTTGACTTCAGGCCATGCCTCGCCGATTTTCTTGTACGTGCTCTCGCGCAGGTTCCTATTATTCTGCTTGTCTGTAGTTGTAAAATATCCCATGCCTAACCCTAATCTTCTCAGAGTCTCAGATTCGTTGTTTTTGCATTTGGGATCGTTCATTTGTAGCCACTCTTTCAGTAAGAGTAACCTTTCTTTTGGATTTGATGTTTTTTTAACCATAACTTAAAGATATTTAGATGTGTATAATAAAATAATACATTTTGTAGGTCACATTACGTTTGTAAACGATAGTTAAAAATCAATGTTTATTTGAAAATATCATTGATTTTATTTTGATGTTCTGAATATTCGTTCTACCTTTGCAGGCGAAATCCAAAATCGGACTACCGATTACAGTTGAAATGCAGATTTGTCTCACGACAATTTGATTTTGGACTGCAAATATACGAAGATTATTTTGGATAAACGGTAAAAACATTAGAAACATTAAGATAAAGTATGTCAGAAAACGCATTTTTAACACTTGAAGTTGAGAATATCCGTACAGAAGCCATTATGTCGATGGTTGAAAGGCGTGATTTCGAGACTTACCTGCTTGTCTTCCCGTCGGCAGGTTTGCGTAAGAAAGCGCAGAGTATGGCAAGTTGGATCAGTAAGACGAAACTTCGTCCGATAGGTCTCAACCTTACGACGAAGACGGGCGATAAAGACAACACTTTGTTGCTAACCTTGGAAGAGTACAACAATGGGTAAGGAAACTTACATGAAGAGCAAGGAGGCCGCTGCTTACATCGGTGTCTGTTTCAGGACGTTGCAGACGTACATTGCCGACGGTCTCATCCCCTGCACCAAACCAGCAGGTCGCTGGCTGTTCAAAAAGCGTGATCTTGATGCTTTTCTAAATAATGACAATCGGTAAAACGATATAAGGACATAGCGAGCAGGCTTGATCAAAGAACTACGTGATAGTTCAACGATGCGTGAAGGACACAGCATAAGCCATAAGACTTGCACACTCGGAAGAGTTGGTCGCGGGAACTGCGACTGCCGAAAACCAGTTCAGAGGTGAAATGTAGGCAAAGTTCTTGGTGGGATAAAGCCACCTATACTGAAGGCGAAAGCTGTGAAGAAAAGTTGAAGGCTAAATATGATTTTAGCCGTGAGGTATGTCCTCTGTAAAAGAAGTGGGTAACGCCACTCGCGGCACATTTCATTCTGTAGCTCAGTTGGTAGAGTGCATCCTCTATGAGGATGAAGTCGGTGGTTCGAGTCCACCCGGAATGACATTAACATGATTATTTTAATTATATCATTATGGAACGTTTTGAATTAGATGTAAAAATTGCTGGTAAAAGTCCTATGGAATATATGACGGACTTACTTGAACGAAATGAGAGGCAGCAGATTGAGCTCGAACGTGGTAAGCTTGCAGTTTCGATCCTTAAGCAGATGAATATTCGTTCTGGTCTTCTTCTTGATGCTGCCAAGTATGAGTTGAAGAAAGGAGAAGTACAGAAATAGATGATATTTAAAACATGGGCGGCTGTACGTCCGTAACGAGAGGGCAATGCCACTCTTGAACTGCCTATATGATTCATCATGAGCCACTTCGTTCTATATGTTCCTATGTAAAGCGGCTTGATATGCAGGGTAGATACAGCGCTGTCTGTGGTTGCGGCGAAGCAGATGGTGGTGTAAGGCATCCTAATTTGCAAGGCAGATACAGCTTTGCTTGTAACAAAGCTGGTGTAAGGCATCCTAATTTGCAAGACAGATACAGATAGATACAGATGATAATCACAAGAAAAATTGAGGTTTTTGTATGCGAGAGTGACAAAGAACTCCGTAGGTCGTACTACGAAAAACTATACGACAACAGGAATATAGCGGTGAAAGTCGCTAATATGACAGCAAGTCACCTATTTGTTCTCGACAACACCATGCCTTATCTTACACCAGATAGTAAAGAAGCCATTGAGTTTATCGGGTGTAAAGGCAATAAGGGCACTCGCCAGAACGCACCTTATGTCGCAGCAAGCGAAGCCTTTAAGGGTAAGGCTGATATGAGTATGATTTCCTGTGTTATCCAAAATGTACAGAAGATGTATCAGGAAGACAAGAAGCAAGGAATGTGGAATAAGTCGCTTCGCTCTTACAAGGGTAACATGCCAGTGCCTTTTCAGGCTGGCAGGTTTGTCAATCTTCGTTTTGCTGAATATGAGAATGGCGAAGGTGAGAAGCGTGATGGTTGTTTCTTTACACTGATAGGAGTGCCGTTTCAGATGAATTTTGGACGAGACAGGAGTAACAACAGGCTAATCGTAGAGCGTGTCATTAGCGGTGATTATAAGATGTGTACGTCTTCATTGATGTTTGACGGTAGCAAGATTTTTCTTCTTCTTTTTGTGGATATGCCGAAGCAAGATGTGAGGCTTGACGAGAAAAAGACGATGTACGCTTACCTCGGCATCATGAATCCCATTATCTGCACCTGCGATGTTCGGGCGGCAAAAGAATACGACAGCGGCTACAGATGGTTTGAAATAGGCACCAAGGAAGAATTTAACTACCGTCGCCGCCAGATACAGGATGCCGTCAGAAGATGTCAGATAAACAATAGATATTCGGAAGGTGGTAATGGACGAATGAGAAAGTGTCAGGCCATCGTCCATTGGCATGAAAAAGAAAAAAAATACGTCGATACAAAGCTTCATACCTATAGCAGGATGCTCGTAGATCTTGCCGTAAAGCACAAATGCGGTCGTATCGTCCTTATTAACCAGAAGCCACGGGAGGATAAGGCAAAGGAAGACAACAAGCATGGAGAGCCTTTTGTGCTACGGAATTGGTCTTACTATGGACTAAAAGAGAAAATTTCATACAAGTGTAAGATGGTTGGCATAAAACTCTCACAAGACAAAGAAATTGACAATGAATAGTTAGTAAAATCGGGCTGGCTGCACAGCCTTAACGTAAGGATTTTAAGCACTTATGAAATACATATTGTATTATGACTCATTTTGCAATGTATATGCAGCTGTCTGTGTGTCTCATCATTGTATTATGACTCATTTTGCAATGTATATGCAGCGTAACTTGGGACCTCACTCTACACGATTTTGTAGGTATCAAAACAATAACTGATGAATTTTAACCACCAGCCCGCTTGCTTGTGAAAGTAGGCGGGATTTTTTGTTTATGAATTGGAGTGAAAAGTCAAAGGAAATAGCCGTTGACCTTTTGGAAAAGATGGAAGATGGTATTGTCAGTAGCTATACCAGGCAAGACGTTCTTGACTATCTCCAGAAGGCGGCATACATGGGTATGCAGTTTGAATGTGATAATTGGGTATTAAAAAGGACTAAATAGAGATATGAAACACGAACAGGTGATATACGGCTGTGTGCCGTCTAAGTCCAACTGCTACAAGATAATTACTCTTGGCGGTCATGGTAGCCTTGCAAAGACTTCTGCGATGAAGGAGTTTGAAAAGAAATTCTACCTCCAATGCGGCGCATATCGCAACAAAAACATACAGGGGTTCTTTGAACTTTACGCCGATGTTTACTTCCAGAGCAACCAGCCGGATCTTGACAATTCTCTAAAGGGCTTGCTCGACTGCTTACAGGGTTGTAAGGCCATCAAGAACGACCGCAACTGCGTGAAGATTGTGGCAAACAAGTTTATTGATAAGAACAACCCTCGAATAGAATTTACAGTCGTTGAGGTAGGAGGTGTTGAGCATAGAGATTCCCAAGCACCGTCGCTGTTTGATTAACACACATATATTCACCATATACTTCACGAAGCAAATGCTCATTATTTAGATGTGTACAAATTATTTTGTAGGAAGTCAGTTTAGTCGTGAGATTGGGCTGACTTTTTTGTAAAACGTTTAAGAAATGGTAACAAAGGAAAATCTTACACAATATGCAGACCTAATTGAGCGGACGTTCATTGGCCAGAACATCGAGAAGTTTGTGACCGAGTTTGAGTCCATCGAAGACATTGAGATTATGGCGATAAGTGCCTGTTGGCTTAACATAGGAACAAGAGAAGAAGGTGTTGAAAACGCTAAATGGGCTTATGACCTGTTCAAGGATGCCGGAAGTCCTCTTCAATATGTCCTTAACAAAGGACAGAACTGGACGCGCTATCAGTATCTCTACACAAGGATCACGGCGAAACACACCTTGAATGATTGGTGGCTGCTGATGGGAAAAATATATAAGATATACTCAAATGGCAGTACAATACTCAATGAAGTCCTGAACGGAATAAAGGAGAAAGAAACTTCTGACATTCGTGATGCGACTCTTGAAGTGCTGTTTGATATGTTCTCTGGTGTCGGTAAGATGCCAACTACTCTTTACTATCTTCCAAACAAGTTTGTCCGTTTCGTGATGATGATGGTTCGTCCACGTCCGATAGGAACTGGAATATGGAGCGAAGTAAGTCCAGAAGTCTTTGATTCGACCAAAACTTACATTCCCCTTAACAGCGAGTTTGTAAAGGTTATCGCAGACTATGACATTCTGCCAAGTCCTAACATGACTTGGGCGTTTGGTAGTGTTCTCAGAAACTTCTTTGCCGAAATCTTTCCCGACGATCCGGCGCGAGGGTATTTCTCCCTCTTAGGTTTGATAAATTACCAACCTACTTAAATAATATGAAAGAGAATTTTATAGCAGAACCGATCATAATCGGCCTCGACAATGAACTTTATCATCGTGGCGATGGGTACGACCAATATCTATCATCGACACAGATAAAGGACTTCTTGGTTTCGCCAAAGTATGCGAAATACAAGAAAGAACACCCAGAAGAGTTTGTTATCTCCGACGATGCACTGGAGTTTGGCAGTATGTATCACGCCTACATGGAAAGTCTTCACAATCATGGCGACGATCGTGATTTTGCAAAGTTCTATACGGTGTTTGCAGCACCTGTAAACGAGAAGACTGGCAAACCTTATGGAAGAGACACCCAGAAGTACATTTCAGCACTTGAAGCAGCACAAGCCGAGAATCCTAACCTAACTTTTGTGTCTGAAGACCGAGTTGAGTTGGTAAAACTTATGGTAAATGAGTTGCTGAATAATTGTGGTGAGACATCTAAACAGGTAAGAACATTGCTTGGACAAGGGCAGACGGAAGTTTCCCATTTTGTTGAGTATGAAGGTGTAAAGTTCAAATTCCGTCCTGACCTTGAAACCAAACGTAAGATTGTGGACTGGAAGACAACGACAGCAGACAGTTTGCACCCTGCCGCTATTGCCAAAACTATCACTAAGTTCGGGTACGGTATCAGTGCCGCTTTTTACCAGTTCTTTGAACATGAGCAAAGCGGTGTCTGGAAAGATTTCTATTGGGTATTCCAGCAGAAGACGCCGCCCTACGATGCAGTGATGGTGAGTGCAGCGCAATGGGCTTATTCCTATAATCGGGAATATGATATGGTCTCCATGGGTCCGAGTGCAATACTCTTCAAGAAACTACTTGATCAGTATATTGAATGTGTGAAGTCTGGTGAGTTCCCCGGCGCGGAGATATTCATTGAGCCGGGTTTCAGAGGTCACAGGATCATGTCTGTAGATGCACCGACATTCAACACAGACTTTAATTTTTATAAATAACAACGATTATGGCAGAAAAGAAAAATGAAGCGCAACAGCAGGACGCATTTGACAACAATGCTGGCGCACAGCAACAGCCTGCAACAGAATCAGCACCCGCTGATGGTGGCCAATCTCAACAGGCAGCAGTACAACAACCCCTCCCACCCAAAGATGAAGATGGTCTTGTAAAGATTTCTCAGGGTCTTCCACCTCAGTTGAAGCCGTTGCAGAATTGCTTCACAGCACCTTACAAGACTTTCCTCCAGAACGGAAAGGATATTCGAGACTTGCAGCGCGAATGTAACTTTGCGGCACAAGCCATGTTAAACAACCCGTATCTGATTCAATGCGCACAGCAGTTCCCAGATCACTTTGTGAACGCATTGAAGAATGTGGTTCTGACTGGCATGACGCTGAATCCTACACTGAAACTTGCGTACCTTGTTCCTTACAAGGGCAAGGTTGAGCTCCAAGTCTCTTATATGGGCAAAAAGAGTTTCGGCGTGAATACAGGTCTTGTTCTTGATATGGAAGCCTACCTTGTCTATAAGGGTGAGTTGTTTGAGATTGAGCAAGGCAGTAACGCCCATATCACTCACAAGCCGAATCCTTGGGGTTCTAAGAAGAAGGAGGATATTCTTGGTGGCTACTACCTGATTAAGTATCCGAATGGCACTCAGCAGTTCGACACCATGTCTATTGACGAGATAGAGGGTATTCGCAAGCGTAGCCCATCTGTTGGTAAAGGCAAGCAAAGTCCTTGGGACACAGACTACACAGAAATGTGCAAGAAGACACTGATAAACCGTGCCTACAAGCAGATACCAAAACAAGGTATGACAGAGAAAGCGGCAAAGGCATTGGAAATTCTCAACCGTGTTGACGATATGGCTGCAAGAGACATCAATTTCGGTCAGTCGCCAAAGACAGACGATTTTGACGAGGCAGAAGAGGTATAAGGTATGGAAGCACAGGGAAAAATAATAGTGATACTACCAGCCAGTAGCGGTGTATCACAAAGAAGCGGAAATCCGTGGATGACGCAGACGTTTGTTCTGGAAACCATTGAGCAATACCCTAAGAAGATACCCTTTGAGGTGTTTGGTGAAGACCGAATACGTCAGTTCAATCTTCAGATGGGCGAGACCGTCACCATTCACTTCGATGTCGATGGCAGGGAATGGAACGGCAGGTGGTTTGCGAAGGTTTCTTGCTATAACGTGACAAGGGCAGGACAGGCACAGGTGGCACCCGTAGCACAGCCACAGCCGCAAGCACCGACACCACAACAGAACGTGGCAACGGCACAGCCAGTAGCACCCGCACCTCAACCACAGCCGCAAGGTGGTGGTAATGCAGACGATCTCCCTTTTTAGGGCGCGATAATATCGCACCATACAACGACAAATAAACATGGAAAGAATAATTGATACAAGCGACAAAATATGTGGTCGTTTGCGGAATGAATGTCCGTCTGGCTATGAGGAATACAATGTTGATTGGTTCCTCACCTCCGATGGTGACATGTTCAATGCCTGGTCGGACTACGAGATAGAGAGTGACAGGCTTGATGAAGGCGATTGGATATTGCATTGCATGGAAAAGCGTTGGTTCGACGCGAACACTTTTCTTCCGGCCTACTTTGAAGCTTGCAGGAGAAAAGGGTTGAAGGTCGTTCAACTGCGTATCAGTTATTAACATCAAGAGCCATGCAAGTGACGTTGCACGGCTCTACAACATGGTCTGACAACGGACGGATTGCGCATCGTAATAATATCTTGAAGTACAGATATAGTCTCGGTAGCAAGCAAGGTCGTTAGGTTCGACTCCCGTAAATAGTATCCTTGCATTTGTGCTTTAAGATTTACGCCGTATAGGGAATTTGGTGGTTCGATGCCACCACAGACCACAAATATATCGTCTAAATGAATTTGCATCGACAGTTACTTGATTGGGAGTGGTTCGACAACTCCCACATGGTTCATATTTGGGTTTACTTTCTGTTGAAGGCAAATGTCAAAGACGGTTTTTGGCATGGTGTTGACCTGAAAAGAGGTCAGTTGGTAACAGGACGTAAGGCACTCAGTACCGAACTGAACCTATCTGAGCAACAGGTAAGGACGTGTCTTGAAAAACTTACAAAGACAGGATATATTAACCAACAAGCAACCAACAAATATACGGTCGTAACTATCTGTAATTATGATAGTTGGTTTGATTATGGAAATGTAGAACAACCTACAAACAACCAGCAGAATAACCAACAAATAACCACAGATAATATAGATAGTATAGATAATATAGAAGAGAATAAGACAAGTAAGAGTAAGAGAGAAAAGAAAGAAAAAGATAATAATATCTCTTTTGCCGATTTTGAAGTTTGCTGGAAGGCATACAATCGGAAAGGCTCAAAGAAGAAGTCACTTGAACAATGGCAAAAACTGACAGATGAAGAGCGGAAGAGAGTTCTTCCTCATGTCAAGGCATACGTCAGCAGCCGTGACAAACAATTCCAGAAAGACTTTGAGCGGTATCTTCGAGATAAGGTGTTCGATGAAGTAATCATCAAGGGCAATGAAACGGTTTACGATCCAGAGAAGTTTGAAAAGACCAATGAGTATCGTCCGACAACAGACGGCTTCTTCCAGTATTGGGATGATAAGCGTCAATGTCTGATGTTCAACGGCTATATAGACCAACTCAACGACGGCTACACAGCCGATACCCGTCCAGACGGTGCAAGAGTAGCATGGCAAATGTACGAATGGGTGTGGAGCAGCCGCACAAAAGAATGGATAAAGCAGAATGATTAACGAGAATACACTGCGTCAATGGTGGCATGTCTTCAAGAACGATTCCGAGTTGGTTGAAATCAGAATACTTGGAAAGTTCCAATATAGTGGCTACTATAAGAACATAGATAAGCTCATAGAAGACATTAAGCCTTACGAGGAACTTCCAGACGAGCAAATCTACTTCACGCTCAACGACATTGACGATGGGTGTTACGGTCGCGCACAATGTGAGAAGATATTGAAGTCGCCGAAGACTACGACATCGGACAACAATATCACACATCGCTCATGGGTATTGATTGATTATGACCCTGTTCGCGTTGTTGGCACAAACGCTACCGACGAAGAGTTTGAACTTGCTCACAAGAAAGCGCAACAGGTATTCCGCTACCTTCGCAGTGTCGGTTTCAGTGATCCCGTTATCTGCAAAAGCGGCAACGGCTGGCACACCATCTACAAGTGTGACATGCCGAACACCGAAGAGGTGAGAGACATGCTTTCACGATTCCTTCAGTCGGTCGCATTGATGTTTACAGATGAAAAGGTAGATATTGACGAAGCCGTATTCAATGCTGCCAGGATATGCAAACTATACGGTACGACGGCAAAGAAAGGTGCAAACCTTCCTGAACGTCCGTGGCGAATGTCAGAAATCGTCTATGTGCCGGAAGAGATAAAGGTCAATGACATTTCGCTGTTCCAGGCTGTAGCGAATCTTTTACCGAAAGAAGAGCCAAAGCCAACAACGCCCTATCCTTATCGTGGTGGTGGAAGCAATGAGCCGTTTGACTTAGAGAAGTTCCTAAATGAGCATAACGTACAATACAAGAAAGAGAGTTGTGCGAAATGGACGAAGTACGTATTAGACCACTGCTTTTTCAACCCAGAGCATAAAGGTAAGGATGCCGCCATTATTCAGATGGCAAGCGGCGCAATCAAGTACACCTGTCTTCACAACACCTGTCAGCATCACACATGGCAGGAAGTTCGGCAGATGCTTGACCCTAACGCATACGCACCAAGGCAAAACTTTCAGCAGACATACCAACCGCAAAGAACACAGCAGCCACAAATACAGCAGCCAGTACAACAGCAACCGACGATAAAGCCTGAAACTCCAGAACTCGGTAAGAAGTGGTTTTCGATGAAAGATATTCAGAAAATCAACATCAACGACATCGAGCATTTCAAGACTGGCTTCACGGAGTTGGATAAATCCATCAAGGGTTTGTTCTTTTGCGAACTGACAATAGTTAGCGGCTCGAACAATTCTGGTAAAAGTTCTTGGCTGAATACTTTGATTCTTAACGCCATTCAGCAAGGTTACAAATGTGCGCTTTGGAGTGGTGAGTTAAGACCAGACGTTCTGAAGGCGTGGATTCAAATGGTTGCGGCAGGAAAAGACCACCTGCGTCAGTCTGCAAGCGGTCAGTATTGGTTTGTTCCAAACGACATTTCAACGAAAATCGACGATTGGACTGACGGAAAGTTCTTTCTCTACAACAACGAATATTCAAACAAGTGGGAACAGATATTTGCCGATATGAAGGAGCTGCTTGCAGCAGGTGTCAGAATCTTCATCCTCGACAATCTCTTTTCACTCGACATAGACATCTTCAACGGTGACAGCAATAACAAGCAAAAGGAACTGATCAAGCAGATATGCGACTTTGCCAAGAAGGAGAAAGTGCATATCATTCTCGTAGCCCATCCACGAAAGACCACCACTTTCATCCGAAAGAATGATATTAGCGGTACTGGAAACATTACCGATGCGGCAGACAACATATTCATTATTCATCGTGTCAATAACGACTTCAGAAAGACAGGTGGAGATTTCTTTGGTGTAGAATACATCAAGACTTTCTTCAACTTTGGCAATGTTCTTGAAGTCGCAAAGAACCGCATGATGGGAGCCCAGGACTTCTTATGTGGTATGTACTATGAGATAGAAAGCCGTCGGTTCAAGAATACGAATGAAGAAAAGGTTGTGTATGGCTGGAGAGAGCAGCCCAAGCAGACAGGCATGTTCGCCGACACCAATCCCGACGATCCGTTCGGTCCGCCACTTGCAGATAACGAAGTTCCATTCTGATTTTGACACATTATCTTTGTAATGTAACATGAAATATAACAAGAATAACAAGCTCAGATTGTTTGAAATATGTGCTGGATATGGCTCACAAGCCCTTGCACTCAATAGGTTACGCGAGATTTATCCCGATTTCGACTATGAGTTAGTCGGTTGGGCTGAATTTGACCCAGACCCTGATGCAAACCCTGATATTGACAAACAACCCGCCGTAATCGCCCATAATGCGCTACATTCGGACGGAATTGGTAAGAATTGGGGCGACATTACAAAGATAAAGTGGGGGGATTTGCCAGACTTTGATCTGCTTACTTACAGTACCCCATGCCAGAGCGTTTCACAGGCTGGTTTGCAACATGGATTTACTGAAGGCAGTGGTACGAGGTCGAGCATTATCTGGAATGTGAGAGACTGCGTTAATGCAAAGCGACCGAAGTTTCTTATGTTGGAGAATGTTAAGGCCATGGTAAGCGGAAAGTTTATAGGCGTTTTCAATCTCTGGCAGAATGAACTTGCAAGGTTAGGCTATGAGAATTTCGCCCAAGTCCTCAATGCGAAGGATTTTGGCGTACCTCAAAACAGAGAGCGAATTTTCCTTATCAGCATCAGGAATGACAATAACGAGATAGTCAAGTATCACTTCCCGAAACCGAGACCTCTTGAATTGTGTCTTGGTGACATGCTGGAAGAAGACGTTGACGAAAAGTTTTTCCTCTCGGACGAAATGCTTGCGCGTTTTTGTGAGAAAAGTCTGGAGGAAGATGGCAAGACAGAACAACCGACTGAAGATATAGAGATAGATGAAGATGTTGACTTTGAAAACTTCTTTGTCGCTCAGTAGGATCAAGCCGCAGAATGTGTGTAGTGGCGGTGTTGCTTGCACCATTAACACGCGCTACGAGAATGCGGCAATCAAAGATTACACAACCTTGAAACATTTCCCAAAGACTGCTGTATGCTATGTGTATGAAACGTGTTAAATCCGTAGCCCCCCCCTGTACGACAGGTTGGATTGCCGACAACGAAGGATGGGGTAGCACCTACCATAACAGCAGTATATGAAACAACGGGACCTGCCAACATGATCAGTTGCGGTCACTATCCCAAAATGGGTATCGGAGTTATCTATGAAACAACGTGAGAAGACTGGAGGTAAGCGATTTCAGAAATGGATTGAGAAGGGCGACCTTCCCAATAGGGGGGGGGTATTCATAGACATATACAATCAGATGTATAACAAGGCAGGTATTGCTGGTACAATACACACAAGAATCAATGATGGAGGATATTGGTGGGTCACACAGGTTATTGAAACAGAGTAATACCATTCCATTGAATGACATGTCAGATGGCACTTGTCGCACACTGAAAGCGAATTATTTTAAGACTGGTAGGATAAACTTCCAATATCACAATGTCTGGGGAACAACAGGTGCCGCAGTTGTCTATGAGACCGATTGACAAATTCCTTTATGGTTATTCAAGAGACCACAAAGGACGGGTAGTCAACTATCATAGAGTATTCGTCAGCAACACCGTTCATACTTCAACGGGTAGTGGTGGTAACACAGACCAATTCGCAGTAATGGTATATGAGACATAATAAGGTAAATAGACTTTTTAATGTCTTCGATAAACGTTACGGAACGGGATTCGCAGGCAATGTATGGGATTCCAATGGCGTTGCACCTACCTTAACGACAATGGGGGGGGTAATAGAGAACCGATGATTAGAATTATCCATGAAACGGACTGACAAAATCGTTGTCGTTGGCTATGTATGGAATAGTCGGCAGAATGGTATGGTGCTTGATATTCGTGGCGTTTCTCCATGCCTTGCGGTCGGTCAACATTCTGGTGTCGAACCAAAGATAAAAGTTGTTTATGAAACGGATTGATGCAAGGCATATCGCTCGCGTTCGGACGGCTGATGAACGATTGCGTAGGCATCTATACGGAGAGATTGGTGCAACATTCTCAAAAGGAAAGTACATGACACTTGGCGGTCATATCATGGGAACAATAACAACTTTCATTTCAAAGGATTGCTTATTAGCAGAAATATATGAAACAAAATAGAGATTTTCACAGACAAGTTCGTGTCGTTTACAGGGCTTGTAGGCGTTTGTACGGGAAAGAGGAAACACAGGACGAATGCCTAAAAGTGTTCAATGTTGTATTCCCAGAAATGTATGCAGCCAAACATACCGATTTTCCTACTAACAGACATCTGTCAGAAGATGGAATTAAAAAGTTGGATGCAATCTTTACAAGTTGGCGCGCACAGGATGGTGGAGAATTAGAAAAAACTTGCTTTAAGGTTCTTGGGGAGGCAGGAAGATGGCGTTTCAATAATGACTTTATTCAGTTCTGCGAGGACATCATGCCAGTGGTGATGCGGATAAGGAAGCTGACTCCCAGAGAGTGCTTTCGCTTGATGGGCGTTTCAGAGCCAGACATTGACAAGATGTTGAATAGCGGTATTTCAAATAGTGCTTGCTATAAACTTGCAGGAAACAGTATTGTCGTTGATGTGATGACGAACATCTTTGATACACTTCTTATTAGCACCGAGCCAAAGAACGAGGTTGGGATGCAATTGACTTTGTTTTAGTTGCAATGATAAAAAAGATTATGGAACAGAAATATATAAAAGCGTCTGATGTTGCGACCATGTTTGGCGTAACCAGGCAGACTATCCGTAACTGGATAGACAAAGGTCTGCTGAAGGCAGAGAAACTTGAAGGTTGCCACTATGTAACGATGTCGAGTGTCAAGGCGATAGAAGACAAGTACGCAGCTATTGTTGTAGAAGAGGGAGCAGCCGATGCTTACCTCAAAAGTCTTCGCGCGTTGACGGAAGAATACAGTAAGTCTGTTGAAGAGTATCGCAAAGCCATAGCGGACAACAAAGCTCTTACGAGGAACAGGCTCACGATTGCCCGTTTCATTCCTGTTGTGTATGATTTGTTACGCGATGAAGCGCAGACATCGGAACGTGGTGGTCTGATTATTCAGAGAATAGTTGAAGGTGCAGACGTGATGTCGATTGCGAATGAGCTGAACTTGACCTTTGAGCGTGTCCGTCAGATTCTTGAAAAAGAGTTTAGCATGATCCGACGGAATGTAACGCCATTCTCCACACTCAGAGAAGAAAACGAACGTTTGAGAGCGAGAATAGCCACGCTCGAACTTAATGCAAAGAATTTGGCATCGTTGCCCGTTGAGCGGACAGTGGAAGGTGTGCCAAACAGCATCCTCACAAAAAAACTGGTTGACTGCAATCTTTCAGTACGCGCGCTGAATTGTCTTCGTTCGTATTGTGAAATAATTGACGGCAAATTTGTAGATAGCCCCATTGAGACTGTTGGCGACTTAACAAGGCTTCGCAAGGCCGATTTGTTGAAGAGG